ACACAGAAGTTAGAAAAGTATTTGGGTTATTTAATGCTGAAAACCCCACGTAAAGAGTGGTTAAATAAAAAATATAAAGTTAAATTTGTTATTCGGAAGTATTCTTTTAATAATACATTTGAAAACGATAATAAAAAAATCAACGGTTTACATTTTATTTTAAAAAATATTGATTTACTGATATAATTGCTAAAATTGAAGATTTTTACTAGAAAAATATTTACAAGTCTCGGCAAATGTCTGATAGTGGATATACTACTCTTTCGAAATATAAATCGGAATTTACTCCCAAAGTTTTTTCATTAGAAAATAGTAATAACTTATGCTATTTAAATAGTTTGATTCAGTCATTATTATCTTGTTCTTCATTTAATGAATATTTGTTAGCAGATCCAGGTGAAAATTATGCTGAAAATCGTATTGTTAGTGAATATTTGAAACTTTATCAAAAATATCTTTATTCTGAAACAGAAGATTTTCAGGGACTGAGAGTTGGAAATGCTTTTAGTATTTTACGAGAATTAATTAAAACACGTCAAAACTCTGGATCAGGATATTATTTATCGTTTTCTAATCAAGAAGATATTCATGAAGGTCTGACTTTAATATTAGATTCTATTGGAGAAGGCGTTGATAAATTATTTCATACTCGATATCAATGTGAAATAAAGTGCCTAGGTTGTAAAAAAATAACACATCCTGGTGAAAAAGGATATGAAGAACCTCCCGAAATAGTTATTGATTTAATGGTAGAAAATCTTCGTTTTAAAAAAAAACCTTTGATTACTAAAAAAAGAATTGAAAAACATATTGGAAGAATTATCCAAGCCCCCAGGGATTATAAATGCGATTGTGGTAAAAAAAATATTTATGATGTAGAAGCTGGTGTAATAGAAAATAATATTATTCAAGTCTATAGTTTGGTAAGAATTTCTGAAGTGATTATTTTACTTTTCAAAAAATATGAAAAGAATAAACGACAAATTTATTTTCCTCCTTTGTTAGAGTTTGAAACTAATGTCGGCAATTTGAAATATGAAATAGTTTCGCAAGTAGAACATTCCGGAAATACATCCGGAGGACATTATACGGCGAGATGTTTACGCAAAAAACCTCCGCGTTATTTTGATCTTCGCAAAGAAAAATCTCAGAAAATATTGGATAATTATGAGAAAAAACTGGAAAATTTATCCGGTCTTTTAGAAGAAACCAGTGATCCTAAAAAAATTAAAAGATTACAAAGTCTTAAAGAAGAATATGAAAACAAACTTGAAAATATTAAAGACTCTATTAAAACTGATGAACATGCTAAATTTGATACTAATGGCGTATTTTTATTCGATGATTCGAGAGTTAAATTTCTTCCCAAAGGATTTGAACCAACCCCTGAAACTTATATGGTCTTTTACCATCTCACCTAATTTTGTAAATTGGTTAAAAGATATCAACTTTGGTTATTTTGGTATCTTTTTGATTTTTTTCTATTTTAAGCCAATTTTCTATCTTTTTGTAAATTTGTAATTCTTTTTTAAATTTGTAATTAGTTTCTAAAGTAAGATTGATTCTGGTTCTTTCGACTTTATTTTCGTTGTTATGAAATTTTTCTTCGGGAGGTTTCTCAGAAAAACCTGGGAAAATAACATCATCTACTTTAATAATCCGAGAAACATAAGTTTTATTTTCTTCGGGATTATTTTTAATAATTTCCAAAACTTCGTAATAATTTTTTCCAATCAACATTTTATGCCATCTTTTAACAGTATGATGAACTCCTGAAATACTAGTGACATTATTTTTTAAATCTTTTAAACCATTATATTGAGGAGTAGGCTCGTAAGTCATCTTTCCCTGTGATATTTTAACTTAATATAAATATTAAAACGTTTATTTAAATCAATTAATATATCTCTTGATATTTTATATTATTACAGAAATTCATAAACGATGGAAGTTCAAAAAAGAAAATATAAATTATCACAAACTTATCCTGATTTGACAGAAGATCCGGTAAATACTTTAACTTATTTTGGAATTTATTTAAAAAGTTTTATTGATTTAGAAATGATTTTACCCAAAGATTATAAATGTGCTTATATTTATAAAAAAATACATGAGATCTTACTACAGACATATAAATACGTCACTTTTAATATTAAAAATGGTGTTCGAACGCTAGTGCCGATAGATATTGTGGGAGAAGCCGTTAAAGATGGGGATATTTCAGAGGTAAATTTACTTCTTAGTAATATACAACCATAATTTTTGATACCACTTTTTCTCTGGTTCACCATTCAAAAGTCTAATCTCTTTGTCTACTTCATGAAAAGTTAGTGAAAACCACTCGTTCAGCTTTTGTTTATGATGATATTTTTGATGTAAATTTGTTTCAATATCTCGATAATTTTCCGATTGATAAGTTTTGTAAATAACTAATTTATACGGGCACCCCGTTTGCAACTGTCCCAATCTTTTTTCTAAATTAATAGTAATTCCGATTTTAATATAATGTTCTCCCTTTTTATATTGTTCCGGCATATAAATAAAATAAACATAACCTTCTTTTTTAACTTTTTCATTCGCATTTTCATTTTCATTTACATTTTCATCTATATTTTCATTTTCGTCTTCATTATTTTTGTTTTTTGTTTCGCTTTTTCGATTTTTTTTCATTTTGTGAGAGGGATTGATTATTTCGAAATCTTCTATATTCTCCATAACAATTTCAAATTTATGAAATTTGAATTTTATGATTTAATAAATTATTTAGGATCAAATAATATTTTTAATTATATTATTTAATTTTATAAATATTTATAAATATTTGCAGATAATATTAAAAATTATGGAAATGAACAGTATTTTTGTAATGTCATCAGATGATTCGATAGGTAAATTTGTGCTTGATATCAGTAATAAATCACAAACAGAATTGATTCAAGAATATCAAAAATATGTCAATAATCCAGTTATTTATTGTTTCTTTATAGAAGAATCTCCGGAATTTTATTTATCAATACTCAAAAAAATATTATGGTCTTATCAAACTGATAAATATATTTTAAATTACACTTCCAAACATGAATTTTGGATGGGTATAACTTTGACAAAATTAATTGAATATTTCAATATCGTGCTATCGATTGATGTTGATGATATTAAAATTATTGAGAAATACGATTTTTCTTATAAATTTACTAGTCGAGAGTTTTATTGGTTAGCTAATAATTATTCGTATGAAAAGATCGATAAAAAATATTTAAAAAGTAAGTTATTTGATTTATGTGTTTCCTGCGAGGTCGAACGTTTAGTTAAATTTATTAAGCTTAGAACTATTGATGAGGAGCCGGTCTTTTTCACTCGCCAAGATGAAAATGAATTGGATTTAATTTCAGATCGTGAGAAAACCATTGATGACTTATTTAATTCTGAGATTCGATTTAACAACATCACTAATATTAAAGAAATTCTTGCAAAACATAATAATTTAGTTGGAACTATTGAAGGTGTTTTGAATAATTATTTTGATCTTTCTTTCAGTATGATTCATGTGGAAAATTCTAATATTTTCAATTATTTCTTTAGACGATTTATCGAGAATAAAAATACCCCAACAAATAAAAATGATATTAGTAACGCTCTTAAAATCTTAGATTTAGTTTTAGCGCAAAAATCTAAGTTTACATTTTGGTCAGCTCCGGAAACTTATAAAAAAACAAATTATTGTATTTACGGAATCAAATTAAAAACATGTTCTCATATTCGAAACACTGTGATAGAATATTCGATGATTGAAGAATGTCTTAAAAAATATCAAATACAAGATCCTAATTATACTTTGATCATAGAAGATAAGATTCAAAAAGTTTGTGATCTGATTAGTTTAAAATATTATACACATTCTCTGGATTATTTTATTTCAGAACTTTCTGTTCAAGATTATTGTACTGAAATTTATCATCGAGATAATCTTAGAATAACTCCCGAACAATTTATAGTATCCTGCTTAATTTTAGGAATCAGTTCTAACCTCAATTTTATTTCCCATAATATAATATTCGGCTCTGAAATAAATTTTAAATCTGGACATTTTCGTAATTTGCGATTTAAACTATTTCGTAAATATTAATATTACTTTAATTCATTTTTAAAATTGATACTTATTTTTTGTAAACTAATAAATATAATCATGTTTTCATGTGAAAATTGCGAAAAATATCAAGAATTTAAATTTTGTCCGGATTGTGGTAAGAAAAATAATATTTTTGATAAAGAAAATAATAAAATAAAATCTAATAAACAATCCAATATATTAGATATCCAAATATATAATAAAAATGAACAATTGGGATGTAAGGGAACTACGGATAGTAATTGGGGTATTTACGGTAAATTTTATGGGGAAAAATATACAATTAGAGAATTTATCTACTATAATTTTTATTTTGACGATAAAAATTTAATAAAATTCGAAATATATAACGGTACTTCCTTAATAAAAGATCTATCTGAAATTCTAAACATAAAAATCTTAGAATTAGATAAAATTATTTTATATTATGATAATTTGAAACATAAATCTGTTTTCACATATTATGAGATTGTCCAAAAATATAAAAAAGAAAATTATATTTTTGGAATAGACAATATTTTTACTGAAACTCATGTATGTCAAAATATTACTTTTAAATTTATGAAAAATGAAATAATAACTTATTTAAAAAATTTTCATAAATTTACAGAAATTAAACCAAAATTATCCTTAAAAGTATCGCCTATAGAAGCTTTAACAATGATGTTTGAGTTCGTGGAAATACCTGAAGAATTTTGAATAAAAATTTAAAAATTGGTGATTTGTTTTTTATTTTAATAATAGGAAAATGATCTCAACTGATGAAAAGTGTGAAAGTTGTGAAAGTTGTGAAAAATATTGGCAGTTTAAATTTTGTCCGGTTTGTGGTAAGAATATTTTGAATGGTAAAAATTTAGAAGATGTTAAATCTAGGAAACAAATTGAAATTTTAAATACCGTGATTGTATATAAAAATACTCCAGATTTATTTGAAATAGATGAGATAGTTTATGATAATTTATATACTGTTAGAGATTTTCTGGAAGTTTTGTTTAATTATCGCTCCGGAATCTCCTGTGTCAAAATCAAATCCAATAATAAAAATAATGAAGGAATTTCTGACAAACTCAAATTTTATTTAAATCAATTAGGCGAAATCACTTTATATTGTTCACATTTGGAGAAAGAAGTATTTATTGAAAATTATCTTGAAGCTATAGAAAATTATAAAAAAGAACATTATATTTTTGGGATTAATAATATTTTTAGTGAAATTCACACACATGAAAATATAACATTTAGATATATGAGACAAGAAACTGATACTTATTTAAAGCGAATTTGGAAAATAAGCAACACTGAACTCAACATTTTGCCAGGAGTCGATCCTTCGGAAGCTATTTCTCTTTTACTAGGATTTAAGAAAATATAATTTTAATTTATTGGAAAAAAGATTAGAATGGTGGAAAAAATTTTGGATTATAAATTTTCGATGATCGAATATATTATTATCGCAGAATGTGATTCTAAAAATTACACAATGATCCCCACTCTTCGAAAATTATTAACTAAATATCTTGGTAGTTCTTACACTAATAAAAATAAACCGAGTTTATATGTTTATGAGCGCAACTTAACTGAAAATAAGGTATTTAGCCAGAGTTTAACTAGATTTTTTTACGATTCTATTACTGAACTGGGGACTATCAGTCTCTATAAAACTTCTTATACCAGTATTGAAAATATTTATACTTTGGAAGAAATCGAGAAATTGATGCTGGTAGAAAACCAAGTCTTCAATCTGAAAAAAATATTTTCGCATAAGCAATATGTTGGAGCGATTACCATTCGAACTATGAACCCCGAAACTGAAAAATATCTTAAGTTTTTTAAAGATAACTTTCGCAAAAGCTCTATACAAAATGCTCTCAAACCAGAAGTAAGTGAAACTCAAGCAATGATGCTTTTGACAGGATTTTCCTCTCCCAAAACATAAATATAAAATTGAATTTCTTTTTTGCAATTTTAAATCACATAAAATATTTACGAAATCGATGAGATATAAGGAAGTTTTTCATGAAAATATTTTATTGGAGATTACTAAATTTTTGGATCGACAGTCCTTATCTAGATTGATGAGATGTGACAAGGACTTACTTCGTAAAATTGGCAAATCAAGTGTTTGGACATGCCG